AGCGTCCGCTTTGGGCGCTAGGATATGTCCGATTATGCTACGTAGGGTCGACATATCTGACCGGGAATTAACCCGCGTTAGATCGATAGCTATCTCTGTATTGGATGTCGGTGCAGGGCGATATATCAAATCTCTTCTGCGCAGTAGTAGTAGGTGATAGGGCATCCCAAATTTGTGTCTAGATGCTGAGTTAGCTCAACTGGTAGAGCACTGGTTTTGTACTCCAGAGGCTGGGGGTTCAAGTCCTCCACTCAGCACCATGCGGGTATAGTATAATGGCTATTACTGCAGCCTTCCAAGCTGAGGATCGGGGTTCGACTCCCCGTACCCGCTCCACCTTTATAAATAGTAGAATGGAAAAAGAATTGACAATCGGTGATTATCTCGTTATCTCACCATTTGCTTGGGTGATGTCTCAATCCATTATTCACATGGATGTGTTTTGGCTTTTTGTTGCGTGGTGGATGTTCAACTTATATGCATATAAAAGAAGGAGCTGGGCTGATGTCTGATGATATTTTTGATTTTGGCTTTACAGTAGTTGATGAAGATGAACTTCAAGCAGTGCAAGATGCTCAAAAGGCAGTCGGTGATGTAGAAGTTACTGCAACCGTCACTCAGGATAAACTTGATAAATTGTATAATGCTATTACTCCTCTTCTCAATAATCTTAAAGCAAATCCAGAAAAAGAATACATCCTTTGGCCAAACAGGATTGAAAAGGTAGAGCAGTTTGAAAACTATCTCTACAAAATTTACTCCGAATAAAAAAAACGTAAGTAGTTGATTTCAAATAAAAAAACATTGCATTTTTTTGTTTACAAATGCGCTTTTCTATGGTAGAATATATCTATAAAATGAAAAGAGGAGTTCATTATGTCTAATGTTGTTATCACTAAAAATTCTACATACGAAGAACGTATGGCTGTTATTCGCGAGGCTGCTGAAAGATTTGCTAAGATCAAAGCACGTCGTGCAAGGCTAGCTGCTAGTGCAGCTCGTGTTCGCAAATACGTCGATGAGATTGACAAGCCAGAACGTAAAAAGTTCGATGATCTTATCGATAAGATGGATGAAAATCATAATCAGTATACTGATGGTGCCAAGTATCTTGCTGAGCATTATGGCGATCGCTTGGCCGATCAAACTTCTTATGAGTCTGAAGAAGGTTGGAACTAATGACTATGCATCTTGTTCGTGGTATGACTACCACATCAACTCGCAAACGCAAGACTAAGCGCACTCCAGGCTGGCAAAAAGCTCAGGCCGAACACGATGCTTGGCTGCGTAAAATGGGTGTACACCCTGATCAACTTAAGACCAAGGAGAAATCAAGTGGCACGAGTATTCCGGACTATTCAGAAAACCGTTCAGCAATCCCGACGTCGGACCGTGTTACAGCCATCGCCGGAAAGCGTAAAGCTCAGGAATACTCAGGTGACTACATCACCGGTCTCGCCACAATGCACAAATCTAACACAGTCCCGGTCGGTCGAGGAAGTGATCCAAAAATATACGCACAAATGAGACGAAATTAATGGTTTACTTTTTCGGAGAACTGTGGTAGAATATATCTAGAATGAAGAATAGTCGAACGAGTATAAACGTGGTTAAGCCTGTAAACGACTTTAAAATTAAGACGCAGGTGGGAGTGGTCTATTCGCCCTCAGTAGATAGGAATACGGGTCCTAAGCACGACTGTAAAAGGCTTACTTATATAGTTTGTTGAGGAGCAAATATTATGGCATTACCAAAGCGCACTAAAAAGAAAACTGTCCGTGCACGTCGCCGTACTGGCGCGTACGGTGCACCAGTTGAAAAAGGTTTCGACTCTGTTCTGTATTACTTTCAGAATGAAGTAGATCGTAAAGAAACGATCAATTTCTCGAAATCTTTCATTCGGTCTCATTTTAATAAGACAGATGCAAAGAACATCCTTGGCAATCCAGACTATATGTTTGGTCATGGTTATATGGGTGCTACTTCATTCTGGTATACAAATGGACACGAGGTGACCGAACGTTCTGAGTATTGGAAGAATGCTATTGTTAATCGGTTCAAAGGTTTCATTGAATCCGGCAAAGCTATTCTGAAAGAAAAGGCTGCCGAAAAGAAAGTTGAGAAGAATGTAGTATCGCTTTCTCCAATGCAACGTTTGCAGAATAAGATTAGTGCCACTATTATGCAAGATCTGCTTGATCTCGAAGATCAGTGGATCGAAGGTGAGAAGACTACGATTGATGTATATCTTCTCTTTAAGAAACACGGTTTGGCTGGATCGGCTGTAGCGCCAGTCCGCCAGGTGATTGAGGGATGGTTGCTAGATTATGAAGATGCATACCATAAGCGTTGTGAACAAGCCGTCGAGGGTTACTCACATTTGAAAAGACCTGAACTCAATCACCGCATTAAAGCGTGTCAAGACATGCTCCTCGATCTTGACCGCATTAAGTCCGCAGCCAAGGCTACTCGTAAAACACGAGTCAAAAAGCCTCAGGCTGCGGACAAACAAGTTAGGAATGTAAAGTACAAGACTGAAGATGCTAATTTTAAACTGGCATCAATCAATCCAGTGCAAATCATTGGTAAGACTCGATTGTACACATTCAATACAAAGACTCGAACCTTGACAGAGTATATCACTCAAAGTGTCGATGGATTTCAAATCTCTGGTAGTACGATTAAGAATATCGATCCTGTCAATAGTCGACAAGTCAAGCTTCGTAAGCCAGATGAGTTCTTGCCAATGGTCTTATCTAAAACAGTAAAGCAAATCGATACTGAGTGGAAGAAGCTGACTACAAAAAGCAGTCAGCCGAATGGTAGACTAAACGCAGATACAATCTTATTGAGAGTATTAGATAAATGAAAGTAAAAATGATTGATCCTCCGGGAGGTTGGAAATATGGGTTTCCAAAAATCCTACCAGAAAATGTTGAAGACACTCGTAAATGGTTGGTTGAAAATGGATATCCACAGCAAGAGATAGACAGCTTAGGTGATCAATTCTTTTGCAGACATTGGGAGGAAGAAATTGACGATTGAAGATAATTTTTTGACTAAGTCAAAATTTACTAAGCTTATCGAAGCGACAGTAACTGAAACTAAACTATCTTATATGGACACTATTCTATATCTCTGTGAAAAGAATAATATTGAACCAGAAGATGTGAAGAAGTTTATTTCACCGATCATTAAAGATAAGCTTGAAGCTGAGGCAATGCAGCTAAACTTTTTGCCAAAAACTAACACTTTGGACTCTGCTTTTTTTGAATAGTGTGATATATAATAATACATACTATGTACATTACAGAGAAACTAGTGTATAATATTACAGTAACACAAACAACACAAGGACAATACGATGTCATTCGAAAATCTAAAACGCAATCGCGATCAAATCTCAAAACTCGTTCAAGCAGCAGAAGCCACCGGTGGTGGTGAAAAGAAATCTTATGTTGATGAGCGCGTTTGGAAGCCAACTGTAGACAAAGCGGGTAATGGCTATGCAGTACTACGATTCCTCCCAGCGGCCGAAGGCCAAGAACTTCCATGGGTCCGATATTGGGATCATGGATTCAAGGGACCAACCGGTCAGTGGTATATCGAAAACAGCCTTACTTCTATTGGTCAGACTGATCCAGTTGGCGAACTCAACTCACGACTCTGGAATTCTGGGATTGAAGCAGACAAAGAAAAAGCTCGAGCACAAAAGCGCCGGCTCCACTACGTAGCCAATGTTCTAGTTGTTCAAGATCCGAGTGCTCCACAGAATGAGGGTAAAGTATTCCTCTATAAGTTTGGTAAGAAGATCTTTGATAAGATCATGGACTCTATGCAGCCAGACTTCGCAGATGAAACACCGGTCAATCCTTTCGATTTTTGGGAAGGTGCAGACTTTAAATTGAAAATCCGTCAGGTTGAAGGATACCGTAATTATGATAAGTCAGAGTTTGCAAGCCCATCTGCTCTCTATGATGCAGACGAATCCAGACTGGAAACAGTCTATAACCAACTACATGATCTCGGTGAGTTCACCGATCCAAAGAACTACAAGTCCTACGATGAACTCAAAGCAAAGTTGATGCGTGTTCTTGGTGAAGAAGCTACTGCTGGTGCATATACGGTCAAGCAAGAAGCGATGATCAATGAACCTGCACCGGCTCCTCAGCCAGTATCACAAGAACCAGTGACTGCTGAACAGGTCAATATGGCAGATGACGATGATGATACCATGTCATACTTTGCTCGTTTGGCAAATGAAGACTAATATATAACAATATTCAGAGTTTCCTGTGTCACTTTAGTGGCATGTTAACGCAGGAACGCATAGTGACTGAACAACCCTTGTAACGGGGGTAAGGTATGCACGGGGAGTGGTACTCCTGCTCAACCAGCAAACGTGTAGTTCGGGTGACTTGAGAGGAAGTTACTAGCCTGATGTGGGTAATATCCAAATCCCACCTATGCACTTTATTTTAAA